TATGTATTTAGTTGACAAAATTAAGTGCATATATTATATTAGTATTAACTCAATAAGGAAAAAGATGAAAAAAGTCAATTATTTAAATAACAAAGATATGCTAGCAGAAATACATAAAAGTAAAAACACATTTTCAAGTTTTACTGATCTAGAATTTTCAGAGTACGATATAATCGTGTCAGATGTTTCTAAAATTACTTCTAAAATTGTTATAGAAGCAAAACAAAATAGAGCAAAACGGTTGTCTTCAAAAGACTACGAAGTTAAAAAAATAGAAAACAACAAGATAAAACTATCGGATTGTGAAATAGATATTAAATCAATTAAAAAAACTGATTTAGTATTTAGAGTCATGACGTTTGATCATATACCCGACGAACCCGGTAGAAAGAAAAACCCAAAAAGTGTAGCCGATGGTAAGATAAAACTAAATTTCCCACCTTTTCAACATTGGAAGTTTAACGAAGACGGCGAACTAGTGTGCGTGGGTAAAAGTCATTGGGTCGGTGGCATGGAGAATGGCTATTTTTCCAAAGAACATGGTGTGGCAACACGAAAACTTGCACTTATGTGGATGAAGCTGTGTGAGCGTTATGCTACAAGAGGAAACGTTCGTGGTTATACATACAATGACGAAATGAAAGGTCAAGCAGTACTACAGCTAACACAGATAGGATTGCAGTTTGACGAATCAAAGTCTAATAACCCGTTTGCATATTATACCGCAGCCGTAACTAACAGCTTTGTTCGTGTTATAAACTTAGAAAAACGCAATCAAAATATTCGTGATGACATTTTAGAAATGAATAATTTAAATCCTAGCTTTACTAGACAGTACCAAGGCGAGTTCGAAGCTGCTACAAAACGTTATATAGATTCTCAAGAAGAATAATTGTTGACAATCAAAGACATACTCGCTATACTTTAGTTTAATACGGAGATCTATATTGTTTAAAAAGGCAGCAGTGTTCACTGACATACATTTTGGTATGAAAGGTAACTCTAAGATTCACAATCAAGACTGTGAAGACTTTGTTGATTGGTTTATTCAAACCGCTAAAGAAAATAACTGCGACACAGGATTGTTTTGTGGCGACTGGAATCACAATAGAAACAGTCTTAACCTAACAACAATGGATAGCGGGCTTAGGGCGTTGGAAAAACTCGGGGCTGCATTTGAAAACTTTTATATATTTGCTGGCAATCATGACTTGTATTACAAAGATGCAAGAGACATCAAGTCAACTGAGTTTGCAAAACATATTCCTGGTATTACAGTAATTAACGACGTTACAGTATTTGATGATGTAGCACTTGTTCCATGGTTGGTTAATGAAGAATGGAAACAAGTAGAGAAGTTGCAAGCAAAGTACGTGTTTGGACACTTCGAACTTCCTTCGTTTTATATGAATGCTATGGTGCAGATGCCGGACCACGGCGAACTCAAAGCAGAACACTTCAAGAACCAAGAGTATGTGTTTAGTGGACACTTTCATAAACGACAAATACAAGGTAAGATACACTACATTGGTAATGCATTTCCTCACAACTATGCCGATGCATGGGACGATGCACGTGGAATGATGATACTGGATCGTGAAAACGATGCAGAACCTCGGTACATTGATTGGCCAGATTGTCCAAAGTATCGTACAATTAAACTATCACAGCTAATCGACGAGAAGGATACGCTTATCAAGCCTAACATGTATCTGCGTGTTACACTCGACCTGCCTATTAGCTACGAAGAAGCAAGTTTTGTAAAAGAAACATTCATGGAACAGTATAAATGCAGAGAGATAACTCTTATTCCACAAAAACAACTTGAAGAAATCACTACAGAACTCGATATTGCACAATTTGAAAGTGTAGATCAGATTGTAAGCAACGAGATCATGTCTATTGACAGCGAGAACTATAATAAAAATCTACTATTGAACATATATGGTGAACTACAATGATTCGCATCAAGGATTTGACTGTTAAGAACTTTATGAGTGTGGGTAATGTTACCCAAGCTGTCGACTTTAATCGTGAACAGCTTACGTTGGTACTTGGTGAAAACTTAGATCAAGGCGGAGACGATACTGGTTCACGTAACGGTACTGGAAAAACTACTATTGTTAACGCACTATCATATGCATTGTATGGACAAGCACTAACTAGTATTAAAAAGAACAATCTAATCAATAAAACCAATAACAAGGGTATGTTGGTTACCCTTAACTTTGAAAAAAACAGTATACTATATCGTATCGAACGTGGAAGATCGCCTAACATCTTAAAGTTTTATGTAAACGACATTCAACAAATTGACGAATCTGCTGATGAAAGCCAAGGCGATAGCAGAGAAACTCAAAAAACTATCAATGACTTGCTAGGAATGAGCCACAATATGTTTAAACATGTTGTAGCACTTAATACATACACTGAACCATTCCTTAGTATGCGAACAAATGACCAAAGAGAAATCATTGAACAGCTTCTTGGCATTACTATCCTGTCCGAAAAAGCAAACTTGTTAAAAGATCAAGTTAAATTTACAAAAGATCTTATAACAGAAGAAACATTAAAGATTAATGCTGTACAATCCAGCAACGAAAAGATCGGTCAAAGTATTAACACTCTGATAAGTCGTCAACGTGCATGGGAAATAAAAAGAAAGCAGGATATTGAAAATCTATCGACTGCATTAGAAGAACTTGCAAAACTTGACATTGAAGTCGAGTTGGATTTGCATGATCAACTGTTAAAGTGGAACGATCGTAATACTCGTGTTAATGCATTAAAGAAAGAACATGCAACTCTTGAAACTGCACTTACTAGAGCAGATACTAGTGTTCAGAAAGTACAAAAAGACATCAAAGAACTAGACGATGCTGTGTGTTATGCATGTGGTCAAGCATTGCATGATAATAAAAAACAGGAAATTCTTTCAAAAAAAGATAAAGAATTGTCGGACGCTATGAAATATCTGTCCGAAGTTGCAGACAAATTTGAAAAAGTCAACAACGAATTAACTGAAATCGGCGATGTTAATGCAAAGCCAAACACATTTTATGAAACTGCAAAAGAAGCCTACGAGCATAGAAACAACGTAGACAACCTACAAGCAGCGATCGTGCGTAAAGAACAAGAAGAAGATCCGTATCAAGCACAGATAGACGATTTAAAAAACACTGCATTGCAAGTAATCGACTGGTCAGGTGTTAATAAGTTAACAGAACTTAAAGAACATCAGGATTTCTTGCTTAAACTGTTAACTAATAAAGATTCCTTTATTAGAAAAAAGATTATTGATCAAAACTTAGCGTATCTAAACAATAGACTTACATATTACCTTGATAAACTAGGGTTACCACATCAAGTTGCGTTTTTAAATGACCTGAGTGTTGAAATTACACAGCTAGGTCAAGACTTGGACTTTGATAACTTATCAAGAGGTGAGCGTAATCGTTTAATACTAGGTCTGAGCTTTGCTTTCCGCGATGTTTGGGAAAGTTTGTACCAAAGCATTAACTTGTTGTTTATCGACGAGCTTATTGACAGCGGAATGGATACAGCAGGAGTTGAAAATAGCTTAGGAGTTCTAAAAAAGATGGGAAGAGAACGTAGCAAAAACATTTTTCTTATCTCGCACAAAGACGAACTGGTTGGTAGAGTTAATAATGTGTTGAAAGTTATTAAAGAAAACGGCTTTACCAGTTACGCAAACGACATTGATGTAGTAGAATGACAATCGAAGACGACACACACGACAAACTTGTTAAGGCATACCTAGATTATTTTGCATTAAACGAAGATTTTCAGCAGCGTCCTGCTGAAACCAGGCGGCGCATAGTAAGAAAAAAGCTAAACGAGATAAAGTTATTGTGTTCAATACGTCGTGATGAAATAATGGAAGAACACCGTAGGCATGTAAAAGATGGCAGAGCAAGAAATAATCCAAAAGAGGCACGTAGAGTAAATCCAAAAAATAATTAATGTATGAATTGGACATATAAAGGTAAAGAAGTCATAGAAATACCAGAAGACATCGAAGGCTTTGTATATCTTATTACCAATTTAACAAATAATCGCAAGTACATAGGCAAGAAATTAGCACGATTTAAAACTACTAAGCCACCGCTTAAAGGCAAAAAGAACAAACGTAGAGGCTACAAAGAAAGCGATTGGCGAGACTATTGGGGATCGTCAGACAGGTTAAACGAAGATGTAGCAGCACTAGGCACTGATAAATTCACAAGAGAAGTACTTTACTTTTGCAAAAGCAGAGCAGAAATGAGCTACATAGAGGCAAGAGAACAGTTCGAACGTAGAGTTTTAGAAACAGATGAGTATTATAACGGTATCATCAACGTTCGTGTAGGCGGCAGCGATAAACTTAGGGAAGCATTGTTAGAGCATGGCAAGAAGTATTGATTGGCAAACTGTACAAAAGCGACATAAAATTTATAAAGAAAACGATCAAGAAAGAAAAGGCTGGGACCATCGTGCATCAGACAACGCTGCACTAAGAAAAAATAAAATATGGGCAGTTAAAGGCAAGTATTACGGAAAACCTTTAAGCGATCTTCCACTAAACTATTTAGGTTGGATTGTTGATAACTTTGAAACAATATCGATACATAGGCAAATGGCAGCCGAAGAGCTACAACGTAGATATAAAGATATAGGCAAATAATCCAACACAAAAGGTTGGCGGGCCAGTTTATAATACCGCTGTGGAAAAACCTGTAGAGATACAGGACACGTAACATACTAATGGACTCATCTAGGTTAACCATTACCATTGGAGTACCCGTCGGTATAGATAGATTGTTGGCTGTCAAAAAAAAACTGCACATTACACATAAAAACCGTTTGCACTAGGAACGAAGCAACGGATAAAAGTGTAGTGTATG